TTAACAGGTACGCTATGAGGGTGAACGGATGAAGCTATATTGCCCAAAGACAGGCGAAAAGACGGAATGGCCCGAAAAGCTCGTAGAGGTGAGTAAGGGCTGCTTTTACGAGGGTTACGCTTGCGAGGACTGCGAGGATAAATGTGTTATTGACGTAGTTTTCGCAAGGCTCATGACTCCTGAGGCAATACGAGACTCAGAGATGATAGGCAGCGGGTTTGCTGATATGGTAGCCAAGCTTGACCGGAGGAGGGTAGAGCCATGAGTTGCGACAGAAGATGCTTTGACAAAGATGATGAAATGTACGGGCATGAGGATTGCACGACTTGCCCAGGCGCAGATGATGGGAGACATATTACAAGAATAGCAAACATAAAAACAACAAGCAATCCAACCAACACCTTTGACGGGAAGGATCTAATAAACCTTCTAAGGTCATGGGGATGCAAGATTAAACGCCCATACACCAAACCCCGCATACTCAGCCCTTACATGAAAGCATCAGCACTTGTGAGGAAGAATAGCGAGTGTGTGGCTCGGAGGGATGCGGACAAGTGACCAACATAAGTCTTGTATACACATGCATTCTATCCGCAATCATGACCGTCTTTGTTATGAGAGGGTGCGATGCCATACTCCACTAAGGAGAAGCGTCAAGCTTATGATAAAAAACGATATATAGGCAGAAAGGCACTTGGTAAATGTCCGGCTTGCGGAGAGAAAAGGTGTACAGTATCAATATTCTGCGAGGTTTGCAGGGGCAAGCGAGACAAGCGGAATGAGATAAATAATCCTGTATTCACAGCTAGATATAGAGCCGAGGGCTTATGTACAGGGTGTGGAGGAGAAAGAGACGACAAGACATTGGTAAAATGTATGAACTGTCGTATGCACGCTAACGAAGGGAGGCCGTATAGATAATGGAACTATTAATGCACGCAGTACCCGCAAACTGGGATTTGTACGACATGGGAGACCTACATATAGGCTCATCAAGCTTTCACGAGGACGCTTTACTTGAGGCCAGAGAGGAGATCATAGAGAACAAGGACGCCCGCGTTGTATTAGGTGGTGACCTGATAGAGTGTATAGCGGTTGACGATTTCCGCTTTCAGCTTGAAGCACTCGACCCTGAGGCCACCACAGCCGGAGAACAGGCAAGGCGCGTTATTGAACTATTTAAGCCCATCAAGGACAAGATAGTGGTATCGCTTGAGGGTAATCACGAGTGGAAGATACGCAAACATGTTAAGCTTGCCGAGCATATATGCAGAGAGCTTGGGATACCATACGGCACGTTTACCTGCAAGATAAGCTACAGGGATAAGAACGGGCTACAGTTCAAGCACTACACAACACACGGCTTTAAGAGCATCAGCAGCACGGCAGCAGATCCATTAACCAGAGATGCTAATATCAAGAAGCAGAATAAGGACAAGCTCAAGGGTAAGTGCGCGGATGCCTATCTTATGACCCGCCATCACAACCACAAGCTCGTACTATCTGAGCCAACCAGAGAGCTATTTTTAACCGATAACGGGAGCAAGATAAAGGACAATTACACGCACGCCAAGCAGAACGCCAAGTATATCCCCCCTGATTTAAGGTGGTACGGGTGCGCGGGCTCGTTCTCCAGGCTCTACCCGCACATGGGCGTCTCAGGATATGCCGAGAGATGGGAGCTTGACCCCGTGGAAATCGGATACCTCAAGTTCAAGATACGCGACAGAAAGCTCGTTGAGGGCGAAAGGAAGGTGATATAGTGAGCGTTCTGGACAAGCAAGTAGGAGGCGACCACTACAAGAAGCACAAGATCCAGCCATGGGAGATAATGAGCATATACAACTTAGACCACTGGACTGCTTGTGCGCTCAAGTATATACTCAGACATAGGGACAAGGATAATCCCAAAGAGGATTTGGAGAAAGCTATACACTACCTGGAGTACGCCATATCACGGCTGGAGGGGAAAGATGATAATTCAGGATGATATATTTCAGCACCGCGTCAAGTTCTTACACGGTAAGCGTGAAGACGTCATGTCTGAGATGAAAGAGCTTGGTATACAGGAGGATGGTCTGCCAGGAGAGCGAGACCAAGGCTTAGTAGGAGATGGCAAGCGATGCTTCGTGCTATGGGTAAAAGACCCCACGGACTACCCCGTACTCGTTCATGAGATATATCATCTAGTAGACGAGATATTCGGCTTCATGGGCGTAGACGGAGAGAATGATAGCGAATTCGGGGCTTGCCTTGCTGAGTTCTATATGAGGGAAATATGCAAGCACTTGGCTGGATAGGCTCATTCTGCCTAGCGATCTGCGCGGCCCCCCAGGCATTACAGTCATGGCGCACAAAGTCAAGCGAAGGGATAAACGTATACTTTCTCGCTCTCTGGACGGCAGGGGAAGCGTGTTTGATAGTCTATACATGGGGCAACTGGCCCCTGACAGCGAATTACGGGGCGAATCTGGCTCTATTGTGTGTGATATGGAGGTATAAGAGCTAATAATCGGGTAAAAATACCCCAACTCCCTTGACACACCCTCATATGTGGGGTATAATGCCCCATGAGTACAGCCACGGCGACTAAAAGGAAGCTCACCCCTAAACAAGAACGCCAGCAAGAGCAATTCTGCCTTGAATACGTTATTGACTTCAATGGAGCCCAAGCCGCAATCAGGGCTGGATATTCAAAGAGATCAGCCAAAGAACAAGCCTCCCGACTGTTAACCCATGCTCACATTCAGGCACGTATAACAGAATTGACATTGGAACGCCAAAAGAGAGCACGCAAGAACGGTGACGATGTGATCAGGGAGCTAGAAAATATAGGTTTTTCCCGGTTAAACAACATTGTCGAGTTTAATGAGTCCGGCATGCAATTCGTTAGCCGATCAGATGAGATAGACGATGATGCAATGGCGGCACTGGAGAGCGTAGAGGTCACTGAGATCATCAGCAAGACTGATGATGGCAACGATATGCTCAAAACAAAGGTCAAACTCTCTGCCAAAGTACCAGCCCTCAACCTTCTTGCCAAGCACCACAACCTCTTGAATGAGAATAAGATGGACGTGAACCATACTGGCGACATCACGCTTAACGTGGTGGATTATAGTAAAAAGAAGTCTGAGAAGGGCAAGCAATGACAGCCATAGCCGATAAGCCCATGATAACCGTACCCCACCTGTTTGACCCACGGGACAAGCAGCTACCCTTCTTTACGGCTATGGACGAGGGATACCTGAGGGCGTGTCTTGTGTGGCACAGGCGTTATGGCAAGGACAAGTCGTGCTTCAATTATATGGTCAAGAGAGCCGCGCACGAGGTAGGGAACTATTACTACTTCTTCCCCACGTACAAGCAGGGCCGCATGGTTATCTGGGATGGTCGAGGCAAGGGTGATGAAGATGGAAACCCAGGCATCAAGTTCCTTGAGCACATACCGGATGAGATCATAGAGGGCGTGCCGAACAAGTCAGAAATGAAGGTAACGCTTATAAATGGCTCTATCATCCAGATTATAGGGCTTGATAAGTTCGATTCCAAGATGGGAACCAACCCCAGAGGGTGCGTATTCAGCGAGTATTCGCTACAAAACCCCTCTGCATGGGATCATATCAGGCCTATTCTGCGAGAGAACGGGGGTTGGGCTATCTTTAATTTCACTCCCAGGGGCGAGAATCACGGGTTTGAACTGTACGAGATGGCGAAAGATAACCCCAAATGGTTCTGTAGCTTGCTCACAGTGGACGATACAGGCATTCTGACAGACGCAGATATACAGGAAGAACGGGACGCTGGCATGAGCGAGGACATGATATTACAAGAGTTCTATTGCTCATTCACTGCCGCGAACGATGGCGCATACTTTGGCAAGCAGATGAAGGCAGCGGGAGAAGCGGGACGCATCCGAGACATACAGTTTGACCCCAGCTTGCCAGTAGATACATATTGGGATCTAGGGTTTAACGATGATACCGCCATCTGGTTTGTCCAGACCCTACGAAGCCCGCGCGAGGTCAGGGTTATTGACTTCTATCAGAACAATAACGAGGGAATGCAGCACTATTTCAACATCATACAGGCCAAGGCACTTGAATTACACTATGTCTATGGCAACCATTGGGCTCCTCATGACATAGAGGTTCATTCATATAGCACGGGGTCAACAAGGAAAGAAACAGCCCGTAAGATGGGTTTTGAGTTCAAGGTGACACCGAAGGAAGGCATTTTAGACGGTATAGAGGCCGCGAGGCAGATAATACCCATGTGCTGGTTTGATAAGGAGAAGTGTAAGGACGGCATACGGGCACTCAAGAGCTATCATAAGAAATATGATGACGTTCATAAGACATTTAGAGACTCGCCAGCTAAAGACTGGTCAACTCATGCGGCAGACGCTTTCCGCTATCTGGCAGTGGCCCATAAGGTAAATGAGGTCAGATCAGAACTCAAGCGGAGAATCAAGTCAGGCGTGGCGGTCACAAACTATGCCAAATCAGATCCTTTCGGCAGCAGACGCACGGAAGGCAGGAGGAGAAGGGCATGAGCAATATGGCTAACTTACTTCTATTAAAGATGGGTACTTTTGAAGAAAAAAAGGAAGCAGCCTGCAATTTAAAGGGTTCTAAGTTTTCCCCAAGCGATTATATGGCTTGGGAGATATTGCAAATCAACTTTGACAAGGCAACGTGCATGGGAGAATCTTTAAAAGATATGCCCAAAGCTCGAATGTATGAAATAGTCTATTTACTTCAAGGGGCATCAGCATGAGCGCGTTAAGCAGTGCATTTAGAGGGATAGCATCGGCTTTCGGAGTAGGTGGAGGCCCAAGCACGCCCAGCTTACCAGGAACCCCGCGAAGCCTTGATAGACTGTCATTGTCCGAACTCACGAGCCTTGGCACGAAGACGAGCAGGCAGCGACAGGGGCTTGAGGCACGATTTGCGGCAGGTAACCAGAGGCGCACAACCCCCGCAGGATTTTCATCAAGGAGGGGTCAGACGCAGAGCAGGGCAACGGGAGCACTTGAAAAGCGTGAGACAGAGATAGACGGAGCAAGGCGTAGATTAATAAGACAGGGAACCGCCCAACGAGCAAGGCGGGCCACTACGATTACCACACTATTAGGCCGAGGAAGGTAGGAGGAGCTATGGCGGGCAAAGGCAAAGACAAGATTAAAGGCAAGGGCAAGAAGCCGAAAGCGAAAGTCCCACAGTTCTTCTTTCCGCTTTTCAGAAAAGCGATAAAGGCAAGGACAACGATACCTAAAAACAGATAACAAGGAGACGAGACATGGCTAAGAAAAAGAAAGGCAAGAAGTACGGAAGAATCATAGCAATGGTAGTCATCACGATACTGGTATTCGGACTGGCAGGGTTCGCGGCAGCAGAGCAGGAGTGGCTCCCAGGCTACGGGGATAAGAACGGCAGACTTGGCAAGGATGGGCAGGCATGGCGCATTGGCTATATCAACAGTCTGGTAATGGAAGGCCCAACCAGCGATGGGTTTGAAACTACTATTCGATCAATTGAACCCACCGCTGATAACGATATTGGGTTCCCCGACTCATCCGGCACAGTGGCTCTGACTGAGAGCATCGGAAGCACTATTGCACTTGCGGATACTAAGCTACTCATAGGACAGTCAACAGGACTTGCAGCACCATTCACTGTAACGGGCGATTCTTCTATCACAAATGCCGGAGTAATGACCAACGATAAGGTGGACAATGTAGCCGTTGACTTCGGCACTGCTACGGACGGCAACATACAGGTAGCCACCAACGTAGGCGGAGGTACTTGGGATTCAGTTACCATGTCCGGAGATGCTGGAATAGCCAACTCAGGCGCTTTGACTATAGTGGCAAATGCTATCGGAGCCTCAGAGTTCAATTCAAGCCTTGTTAATGTCCCGATTGTAGCCGGACAAACAAGTGGTACAGCTACCGTTACATCAGGAGCACAAGAGATGGGAGGGGCTTTTGCATTTGCAAATGTTGATGCAGAAGTAGCAAATTCTACCTCGATAACAGGCACGACTTTGACTGTGACGCTTATTGCGGCAGCAGCAGACGATGCAGTTGTATTTAGGGTACGCATACTTGAGCCCTAAGATACTGATAGCGGTCATTGTGGTGCTTCTTATGGCTATGCCCTTCACACATTACAGGGCATATAAGCAGGGCCGCGTCTCCATGAAACAGGAGGCCACCAAGATTGTAGCCAAGGGGGCCTTTGTGTTCAATGGCGACATACGCTACCTTGAGCGCGTAGTACAGCACAACATGGGTACATGTGGTATATGCCACATTGAGGGAGATGTTTGATGGCTGAGAACGAACGCGAAACTAAAATAATATCCAATGTCATCAAGACACAGGCTTGGCTTGCCACGAGACGGTCAAGGTACGAGGATACGTGGGAAGAGATAGGCCGCGAAATCTCACCCTTACGCGCAGATATCCGCCAGACTGAACCCCAGGGCGAAAGGCGTTGGGATGACATCTATGATTCAACGGCTCAGACATCACTTGATATTCATGTAAATGGGATATTCGGGAACTTTGCCACGCCAGATAAGCCATGGTTTAAGCTTGGCATGAAGAACTCAGAGCTTAATGACATCAGGGATGTAAGGGTTTATTTGCAAGAGGTTGAGGAGTCCATGTTTGCAGTTCTAAGCGATTCCAACTTCTATGATGAACTCCTGCTTATGATTCAGGACGGGGCCACGATAGGAACCGCACCGTTCTACATAGAGGAGGATTTCGAGAGCGGCGGCATAGTCGCAATGGCTATTCATCCAGGCGAATCATATCTCTCGCACAACGATAAGAACATTGTTGACGTATTCCACCGCAAGATAACCTTCACGCTCAAGCAGATCATCAGCAAGTTTGGCGACAGCGTGCCAGCAGACATCATAGAGGACGCCGAGCAGAATCCATTTGCAGAGCGCATTGTCATACACGCGGTCTATAAGCGTGAGGATTACGACCCGTTCAAGTTCGACTCCATTAACAAGCCCTTTGCGTCTCTATGGATATTGACCGGACAAGTCAATAATACAGGCACGCAGGACAGTAAGACCTTTCAGGGGCAATCAAACAAGAAGGGTGTCAAGTCAGAGGACGTTATCTTGAAGGAGAGCGGCTTTGACACGATGCCTTACATGGTATGGCGACCATACAGGGACACGAGAGAGGAATACGGACGCTCACCATCCATGAGAGCACTGCCGGACGCGATGGCACTCAATATCATAGGCAAGACCCTGCTAGGCGTGGCAGAGCGTGCCGCAGAGCCCCCTGCTATAACAGATCCATCACAAGAGGGCGTGGCAGACTTTGGCGCACGAGGCATTAACTTCATTGCAAATGGAGAAACACCCCCGTCATTCCTTGAAATGGCACGGGAGTACCCTGTATCACGCGACAGAGAGGCCGCAAAGCAACAGGCTGTAAGAGAAACATATAGTGTGGACTTCTTTATAGCTCTTAACGCAAGCCAGGGACAGCAGACAGCCACGGAAGCAACCCTTAAAGAGGGCGAGAAGGTAGTTATATTAATGAGCAGCATTACCCGCTTACAGGGAGTTACTAGCGCCGCACTCGGTAGAGTGTTCCAGATTGAGAACGATGCAGGGAGAATGCCTGTACCGCCTGAGATATTACAAGAAGGCGATAACGTTAAAATCTCATTCCTTGGCCCACTGGCACAGGTACAGAGCCGTCTATTCCAGACCAGGGGGATAAACGAGACAATATTTGACCTTGGCGGCGTTGTTCAATTGTTTGGCGCAGAACCCTTAAGGAATTTTGACAGTGACATTGTTGTCAGGGAAATAGCAGAGGGTAATATATTCCCCGCAAAAGGAATAAGACCCCTTAAAGAGGTTCAGGAGGAACGCGCACAGGACGCAGCGATAGCAGCAGAGCAGGAGCAGGCAGACAAACTGGCTTTACAGGCAGAGACAGCGGGTAAACTTGCCAAGGCCGATAAAGACAGCGATGGAGCTATAACCGAGGCCATGGCAGCAGCTGCAGGGGAGGGCGGATAATGCAGGTTTCACTCACTGACATAGGCATCTTATACAATGGCTCAAGAATAATGGAGAGCGCAGACGAGTGGTATCTTGCCGACAAGGACGATACCACGTTCATAGATATGTATGGGATTATGCACATTGATTTCTTACCATTCGAGGGGAATGCATGACACCGGAAGAAATGAAGAAGCGTAAAGACGCAAACAAGGCCGATCAGATCAGGAAGGCCAAGAAACTATTGGGCGATATGCACCCCAACATGATTAAGGAGTATCAGCACATATTCCTTGACAGTCAAAGGGGCCAAGTTGTCCTCAGGGACATGCTGGGAGCTATGAAAGTATTCTCGCCCAATCTGACAGAGGAAGACCTTGCCGTGAGAAATTACGGTGTTAATTTAATGCACACGATAGCCGGAGCGCATGTCACACCGGATAAGCTGGAATCATTATATGGCTTGTTCGTCAGTGCGCTTGCAGAGTATGAACGCAACACAACACCAACTGAGTAAGGAGATAACATGTTTACATGGAGAGAGTCTTTGGCGAAGGCCATTAAGTATGAAGCCGATGGAGACGCAGGGAACGCACCAGTAGCCACTTTGGACGCTGGAGACACAGGAGATGGCGCATCTGACCAGAACGCAGGTGATAAGGGCGGCGATGAGCTTACAGCCCCCGACTGGATAACATCAGTACCTAAAGAGTTTCGAGACAACAAAGCTTTATGGAAGCACTCCGATTTCTCAAGCCACTTAAAGGAATCTCTGGAGAACTCCGACAAGCTGGCAAGTTTCGATCCAGAAAAGGCATTGACCATTCCAAGCGAAGACGCAAGCGATGATGTCAGGGAGGCGTTTTTTCATAAGCTGGGAAAGCCGGAAACCGCAGAGGGTTACGAGCTCAACGACCCCAACTTCCCAGAAGGCCTCGAGCGTAGCGAAGAACTTGAGGGAAACCTTAAGCAATGGGCCCACAAGGCCAACATATCGGCAGAGTCGCTAAAGTCTCTTACCGATGACTACAACGCTCACATGGCAGAGATGTTTTTAGAAGCACAGGCCGCGTATGACGAGGATTTACAGGTGAAAACGGATGCACTCAAGGCTGAGAAAAAGGATGGTTACAATGAGTTTGTCCTGAAAGCTCAGAGAGCCGCTACAGACCTTGGCGGTGACGAGTTTATCCAACTCCTAAAGGATTCAGGCGGTCTGGAAAAGCACCCGACTTTCTTAAAGGTGTTCGGTGAAATCGGCAGCAGAATGTCCGAGGACACGGCACTTGGCGGAGGCACGGGTAGCGGAGGCGGCGAAGAAGTATTCCTTGGGTTTGATGGTAAACCCAGGATGACGTACGACAGCGACAAAAAACAGGAGTGACCAAGGAGGCCATAAAAAATGGCAACATTTGACAATAACCAGGACATGACGTTCCTTGAAGTCATGAAACGGTTTGACGATAAGGGAAACCTTATGAAGATAGCCGAGGTAATCACGGACAACAATGCGTTGCTCCTGGATTTACCGTTCAGGGAGGCTAACAGCAACATTACGCATACATCAAGCGTTCGTGTCAGCCAGCCAGCAGGAAGGACACGCAGATATAACCAGCCTGTATCTCCCAGTGCATCGAGTACTGAGAAGAACAGGGACGTTATAGAGATACTTGAGGACTATTCGGACATTGACGAAGAACTCGCCAACCAGTCCGGAGACGTTGGAGGCTTGAGGTCAAGTGAGGACACTGCTTTTGTAGAAGGTATCTCACAGACCACAGGCTCAAGGATGATGTACGGCAACAACGATGTTGACCCTGACCAGATGACGGGTATTCTTACCCGCCTTGATGTCATTGATGATGAGTTCATCCTTGACGCAGGCGGCAGTGGCAGCGATTTGTCGAGCGTGGTTGTGGTGCAGCCCGGAATGAATCAGGTGTACGGTGTGTATCCCACAGGTTCACAGGCAGGCATACAGCAGAAAGACCTTGGGATAATCCCCAGGTGGTCAGCTTCGGTTGATGGCGCAAGACTGATGGTTTACTCCACTCAGTTCAAGGCTCACTTTGGCCTCGTGGTCGAGAACCCGAAGTGCATCGGCGCAATTCGCAACATTGAGACAGCAGGCGCAAGCAACCTGTTTAACTTTGAGGACATCATAGACCTCAAGGTCGTAATGAAGAACGGCGGCAAGGGCGCGATTATCTATGTCAACAGAAAGATATTCTCCCAGATCAAAAAGGCCGCTCTTAACCGTACAAACGTAAACCTCACACTGAGCACCGATGTGTTTGGCGATGGCGAAATTCCCATGATTGACGGTTCACCCGTCAGGCTCATGGACGCACTCACCTTCACGGAGAGCCAGATAACTTAAGAAAGGAGGAAACCACAATGGCAGTAATTGATGCTAAACATGTTTTTAGTGACGGACAGACCGTTGCTATAAACTCAGGACAGAGCGCAACCAGTACCAACGTTATCAAACAGGCTACTGGCAAGACATACAGACGTTACACTAATGCCGCTGCAAAGTATGCCGACCCTTCAAACGTTGGCAAGCTCAGGCTTCTCGTCAAGGTAACAGACGAGATACTTGCAGCCGCAGTAAGTGGTGCTACGCTTGATATCAAGCTCATGAAGCACACCACAGCCGCAGTAGGCAGTGGTACGCTTGTGGATTCAAAGCTTATCACTATCACCACAGCCCGGCCTATAGGAGAAATCCTTTGGGATATCGGCCTTCCCGTTGATGCTCTCGATGAGGAGTTCTTCGGGATAGAGTACGATGTGGCAGTTCAGAACATTTCCACTGGTAAGATGTTTGCCGCCCTCATGGACGGTGTTGAGAAGACAAGCGAAGAAGGCGTTTAGTATAAACAGGGGTGGGGTGTAATGCCTCACCCCTTTAAAAAGGAGAGAACATGCACGAGTTTGAAGAGGATGCGGTTGCCGCGCTTGAAGGTTCGATTTTTGAGCCAAAAACACCTTTTCTGTATCAGGGAGTTATGCACAACCCGGCAATTGAGGGAAAAGAATCAGTAGGAGGCACAGGAGGCAGCGGTGCAGACATGATCGAATTGCCGCACAACATGGTTATGGCTGAGATAGAACTTGGCCTACACGACCATACAGGCAGGCCCATATCAGGACTCTTGAATCACTGTACTGTGCGTAAGTCTGCACCTGAGAGCAGGGAAGCTCTTATTAAATTCTACGGCACTGTCAAGAAGCGCAAGGCAGCACGCAGGCGCGTGAGGGTTGGCACGAAGAAGGGTGAGCAGACCAAGACAGAGGTAAAGGAAGAGAAGTTCGGCACAGAAGGCTTGCAGGCCAAAGCACCCGCAAAGAAGAAGGCCACGCGCAAGAAGGTCAAGCGCAAGGCTACCCTAAAGAAAACCGCCAAGAAATACACGGCATAAGAGGAGAGATCATGACTGAGGAAGCAAAAGACACAAAAGAGCCGGATACAGAGCCAGAGAAGAAAGAGAAAAAGGAAGAGATGGCAGTGTTCCGGCCCAATCGCCCCTTTTCATGGGCAGGCAGGCAGGTAGACCTTGTGAACCTTACCACCAAAGAGCCCATCCTTTTAAGGCTCTCGCATTCACAGGTAGAGCTTGAGATAAAGCTTGGCAGGCACAAGGCAGACCCAAACGCCCGCAGGAAGAAAGACCCCAAGCCCAACTCAGCAGTGCTCAACCATTGCACTCTCGTGAGTGCTGGCAAGAAAACAAAAGAAGTCCTGAAAGATTTCGGGGCATAAGGGGATACTATGGCGGCAAGTGATGTAATAATATGCAATAAAGCTCTACTTGAACTCGGTGAAGAGCCGATAACTCTCCTAACCGATACTAACAAGAGGGCCGAAAAGTGCAATCTGATATACGCCAGTGTGCGCGATAGTCTATTATCCTCCCATCCGTGGAAGTTTGCCCTCAAAAGGGTACAAAGGGAACTCAACACTAATTCCCGCTTTACACTTCTACGCACGGATGGGGGATGGACGCAATCACCTGCCACAGCCACGGAATATTACTTGCCGCCATCAAACCCCCTGTCATTCAAAGAAGTACCGGACGATGTTTATGAGAACGATGTGCTTATGACCCCAGGCACGCTCGGATCACTTGTCGCGGGAGAGTGGGCCTTTGGAGATCAGGACACACTTGGGTTCAATACCATATACGTCCGGTTATCGGATAGCACCGACCCAGACACCAAGTTTGCGGCTGATAATAACTATCTAGAGGCCGTGTACGACACCCCCGCATTCTCATGGAGCAATGCATTCCCTATTCCATCCGATACACTCAGGATATGGGAGATGAAGACACCCGCCCAAACAAACGCCGTGCCACTATGGGACTTGCAGGGCGAAAAGGTGCTTTCAAATAATCTCCAGATAAACATGAGGTACGGGCCGCAGTTCACAGATACAACCAAGTTTGACATCCTTTACGAGGATGCACTGGTATTCGCAATCGCGGCAAAGCTGGCTATAGTGCTTCTCAATAAGAGATCCATTAAGGCCGACATGATTGCCGAACTTAAAGATGCCCTGTCATTGGCGAAGAAGTATAACGCCATAGAATCCAATATCAGGTTCGAGAAGTCGCTACAGACCCAGAGGCCATCAAGCCTATGGCAGACGCGGGGCCATGGCATAGATCGCTTAAACGATGATTTCAGGGTGATACCTTAATGCCTCCAGTTAAAATGATACAGACAGCTTTTGACTCAGGTAAGTACAGTCCCCGCATGGACGGTAGAGTAGATACTGAGGGGTACAGGAACGCTTGCAAACGCCTTGAGAACTTCATAGTATTTCCACAGGGAGGAGCGATCACTCGAAGCGGTAGCAAATTCGTTGCCAATACCAAGAATAATGGGGCAGCGAGGCTTATACCATTTGTCATATCCACAATATCGGCTTATGTTCTTGAGTTTGGGAATGAATATATACGCTTTTATAAAACGGGAGCACAGCAGTTAAGCGGAGTTGATAGCCCGAATAAAATAGCTAACCCAGGCTTTGAAACAGGTGATTTCACGGGATGGACGCAGAATGATGGAGTTATCACCAGCAGTGTACATTCAGGGTTTTTCGCCTCAGTTGTCGGTGGCGGAAGTGCAGAGGATGGCCCCGAATCAGATAAGATAGATATTGACATTACAAAAACATACAGAGTAGATGCATGGTATAACATAGTTGCATGGTCAGCAAATGAATATGAAATAGAAATCAATTTTTATAATAGTGCAGATGCTCTGATTTCAAGTACTACCATGTTAAGTATTGCCGCGGCAACTCCAGTTCCTTATACAGAACTTACAAAGACCATCGGTTCAGGGCAAGATATAGAGTTTCCCGCAAACACAGCAAAAATATCAATAAACAGTAAAACCACTGGAGCATCCGTGGCGGGGAGAATGGACGATGTTCTATTTGTCGAAACCAACGCACCCGTAGAGATAGTCAGCCCTTACTTAACCGCAGACCTGTTCGAGATAGATTTCGCCCAGACCAACGATATTATGTATATCACCCATCCAGATCACGCACCAAGGAAACTCAGCCGCATAAGTGACGATGAATGGATATTGCATGAGGTTAATTTTAATACTGAGCCCTTAATTGATGATTTCTTTGCAATTGATGACCCTACAACAATGACTCAGGTGCCAACACCCGCAGCCTTTGAAGCGGGCAAGACGGCATTCTTTTCCGATACCGACAATACGAACTTTTCATTCATAGACGGAGACATAGGGCGCATATTATTTGCGGGACAAAGGAAAGCTCAAATCTTATGGGTAAGCACGGGAGCACCGACACAGGTTATTACTGCCAGGATAATAGACCAGTTTATAACAGACGATACAAGTTTTAGCGCAGGAGAATTATCAATAGCTGGCACTCCATTTGGCTCCTTAAACCCCAGCACGGAGGGTACAGTAGGCTCAATAATAACCCTTACGTCTGACGTGAATGGCAATACAGCTTCAAGATTGCTTGGCTCGTGGGTAGCTTCGGCGGTAGGAAGCCAATATTATTGGAATGTAAACCCAACAACAGAACCGGATGAGATTGCTTGGCATGGCGATTTCCTTAATAAGAACTCAGGCGGACTCGCGGGAGGCCTTAATCTGGCTGAATGGGGCTATGGAGACGTAGACACACTTGGATTTAATACCATATATATCAGAACGCCTCTTAATGTTGACCCAGAAACATTGGACAATACTCAGGATGAGAACGCTATTCAAAGAGTAGATACCACTGGCTCGGTAGCAGAATTATTCCGCAAGGAAGATGAGGGCAAGTTCGTGCAAATACATGGTGGACTTGTTGAGATAACTACCTTTGTAGCCGCTACATCAGTCAGGGGCCGCGTGCTTCGAGTTCTTGATGCGGCAACCGGAACAACTAACTGGATACTCAGCACAAGTTATTGGAAATCAGGAGATTACCCTGGGGCCGTGGTATTCCATGAAAACAGGCTTATATTTGGGGGTTCACCCTCATTCCCTAACGTATTTTGGGGTTCAGCAGTTGGCGCAGACAAGTATGAGAATTTCCAGCCAGGAACGAGCGATGCAGATTCATACGCTTTTGCACTCAATGCCCGTCAATCATCCCTGATACGATGGCTGGAGAGCCGCGACATTATGATAGCAGGCCTTGAGGACTCTGAATGGCAGTTGGGACTCAGAAACGGGATTATCACGCCCTCAAGCATTTTCGTGCGCCGTCAGACCATACACGGGAGCGCGAACATACAGTCCGTAGTCGCAGAGAAGTCCATATTATTCATAGAAAGAGGCGGCGACAAACTCAGAGAGCTAAACTTTGACTTCGAATCCGACTCATATATTGCCGATGATAAGACCTTACTCGCAGAAGACGTTGGCGGGGCATCAGGCTTTAAGCAGATAGATGTGCAAAACCGTCCATTCCCCGTGATATGGGGCGTGAATAACGATGGTCAACTCGTGGGCATGACGTATATCAGAAATCAGAACCTTTCAGCTTGGCATGTCCATGAAACCGGAGCCACGGCAGCGGGCGTTAGTGATGGCTCAGACAACTACGAATCCGTAGCGGTCATCCCAAATATCTCAGATGAAACGGTAGATGAGGTCTGGGTAGTAGTGAACCGCATCATTAACGGTAATACCGTCCGGTTCGTGGAGCAATTCGAGAAGCCGCTTGACATTGACGCGATTGTAACAGACCCACGATCACTGGACGCTTTTATAGTAGATACGGGATTAACTACCACCGTTTCAGGGCTTACCCATCTTATAGGAGACACAGTAACCGCAGTTATTGACGGAGACCCCGATAAGATAGAAACCCTTACAGTTGACAGCGATGGAGAAATAGAACTCAGCGAAGCTCCGACTGTCAATGTAGTGGTCGGACTCCCCTATACACCGCTTATCCAGACCATGAGAACGGATGCGCCAGGGCCGACAGGAACGACTCAGGCGCAGATAAAACGTATCAATAAGGTGTGGCTCAGACTCTTTAACTCGCTTGGCCTGGAGTGTGGAGATATCGAATCCAACACAAGCCCTTTGAATCTCGCCAAGTCCCACATGGTTGACGCAGACGACCCGGATAAATACTACACGTTCGCAGCTGATGGACTCTTTACAGGAGACGTTGAGTTTGAAGATTACGCGGGCGGCAACAACAGAAAAGGATTCGTCTTTATAGTCCAGACTCTACCACTACCTGCCACGGTTGCGGCACTTGTACTGGAGGTTGAGACCACATGAGATTAACACTCTCAAAGATGAAGACGAGCGATTTACTTGAAATGGAACTCAGGGAGCGCGACCTTGACATGCTCTCCTCAATGGATGACTGGCTTGGCAAGCTCTGGGAGGCCCTGAATAAAGGCTATGGATTTACTATTTATCACGAGGACGAGGTTGTGGCATGTATCGGCATAACAAATATCGTTACCGGAGTAGCGGAGATATGGGCCATTACCGGAGTGCTTGTTGATAAGTACCCAAAAGACTTCCATAAGACATGCCAGCGCATCATTGATTATGCGTTTGAAATAGACAACTTACATCGCTTACAATGCACGGCAGAGGCAAGCTTTGACAAGACCATTAAATGGCTTGAAAACCTTGGCTTTGAGCGCGAGGGAGTGTTACGAAACTACACGCCCGATAAAAAGGATATGTGCATATACGCGATGTTAGATAATAAGGAGGTCTCTTAATATGGGCGCAGCAGCACTTCCGCTATTAATAGGCGGCACAGTTCTTCAAGTAGGAGCACAGACACAGGCTTTAGAGGCCCAGGAGGAAGCGGCAGGGGTCAACAGGGCCAGAGCACAAGAGAATGCCCGTATAGTACGTATAGAGAGCCGTAAGAAGGCTGAAAAGGCAAAGAAAGCAGGGGCGGAGCTTAAAAGCACTCAAAGGGCCGCATTCGGCAAATCAGGCGTTTTACTCACTGGAAGCGCACAGGATGTTTTTGCAGAGACCGAGAGAGTTACACGCGAAGACGTTGAGGCTATTTTAATGGCTGGAGACGTTGGCTCAAGAGAAGCACTGGAACAGGCAGAACAATTCGGCAGAGAAGGCAGGGCCGCGAGACGCGCAAGATCAATAGCCCCGCTTGCTACCCTTGTCTCAGGGTTCGGGCAAGCAGCCTCTACGAGGGTATAAACTATGCCATTTAAAATACCAAGAGCGCAGAGACAGGTAGAAGACGCAAGCGAAGTCTCGCGGGTCAGAACTACAGCTCCAACAGCAGGAGCCGAGGCCACAGAGCAATTGGGCCGAGCCATTTCCGGATTAGGAGTGGTTGCAGCTAAATTTGGCAGGGCGCAGGACAGGCTAGCCCGCGAGGAAGCCCTTAACCGTTCCGTGGATGCCGCAAATCAGGTACAGCAGGATTCAGTTAAGTTTCTGGCGGATGAACGGGGCAAGGCTGGACTTGATACTCTTGGCACAAAAGCCGACCCAAGAGATAACGTGAAAAGATATGATGACTTCTTAGAGGAGCTCATCCAAGCCAGAACAGCTGATTTGCCGGATAACATAAAAGCATTGACGCGCCAGAGGTTAGAATCCTCAAGGCTCAAGAACCGCACCGACCTTGCCACACATCAGCAGGAGCAAAGGCGCGGCGTTACATTAAGCAATCTCGACCAAGCCCGCGATAATGCCGTACAGGAAAGCTCTAATAATCCTTCACTTGGCACGATAAACGATCAGCTAAAGAGCGTATCTAAGACGATAAACCTTTACAAGGCAAATGGCTCAATAGACACTGAGGACGCACAGGACAGGTTCACAGAGGCCCGCGAGAGCATAATAACATCGGCGGTCACAAGCGCGATAATGATAGACGCCGATTCTGGACAGTCATTACTTGACGAGACAAAGGCCGTGCTCCCATCCGAGGTAGTTAAGAGCCTGGAGAAAGATATAAGGAATCAAAGGAAGCTCCAGAAAGATGAGGATGAGGCCACGCGCAAGCAGAGCGTCCAAGACTTCCAGAACTCCCTCATAACCTCCGCAGTGGACGGCGAAGTGCCTACCGAGACATCCGTCAGGCTATCTCCGGCATGGGAACTCATGAGCCCCTCAGAGCAGAAAGACACCCTTAAAATAATCAGGGATGCAGACCCGCTCAAGAAGTCCGACCCCGTGGTCAAGGCTGATTTCACCACAAGGGTCAACACCGCACCCGAAACCCTTACAGAGCAGGATTTTATAGACGCTCATGGGGTCGGGTTATCAACAGCAGATTTCCAGACACTTATTACCAAGTGGAGGAAGGATACAGAATCTGAGAACACGCCCGCGCAGTCAGGACAGAAACAGGCATACAAGATACTTAACGATGCTAAAACTAAGAGAATATATGATAGTGACGATTTAGAAAATGAGTTTGCATGGGCCTCTGCTACTCAGGCGTTAGATGTTTTTGTAGAGGAGAACCCCAACGCAGAAGCAGAGGAATACACCGACTTTGTTGAAAAGTTGTTGACAATTCCTGAAAAAGATTTCATTAATAGATTTTTTGATTTATTTTCGGATGATAAGGGGATAAGGTTTAGAGCCGAGGCAATAAAAGAATTAACTGAGGCCGGACGCCCTGTTACAGAAAATAACATAGCACATATATCAGACCAGATAGAGGCGCAACGTGGCGAATAAACTTGACTTCACAAGACTTCCTGATAAAGTTGAAATGGAGAAAAAAGGGCTTGACTTTACAAGACTTCCTGATACCGTGGAATCCCCGCAGATAGAAGCATTACCGGAGAATAACCAAGCCATTGCGGACGCTCATGTCAATTTCTTCTCATTCGGCATGGAGCCAGGAGACGCAGAGGCCAACGTAGAGCAGATAAACGGCAGACTTTCCTCTGACAAGAACGCTCAATCCCTTAAAGGTGCGATACAGGCCCGCATGATTGACGTTCAGCGCAGGAGGCAACCGGAACTCAGACAAGCTCCGGAACGCACGTTATGGGAGGAAGTGGACGGATATTTCAGGCAATTGTTCGGCACGAGAGAAGCAGGCATAGCAGAGGCCAACATAGCCCTTGAAGCCCGTGAGCGTGGCATATCGGTTGAGGAGTTCAAGCGTCAATTAGTCCCTGAGGGCGAGGGATTGAGGCGCATTGAGAGATTTGGTAAGGGCATAGGGGCCGGAGCACTCGGAAGCATTGAAGGTCTCGCGGGAGGCGTGCAATGGATAACCGATAGCGAGATGGGCGCAGACCTTGCTAACCAAGCATCCGTGTGGAGATCAGAACTCGCCCCAAGCGCAGAGGAGCGCGACTTTTCGGACGATGTAGCCGGAGGCTTTGGCTCAATGGCTGTATTTTTTATTCCAGGCTTCGGCGTGGCGCAAGGAACACAGCTATTATTCGGAGCCTCCACACGTTTCGCGGCATGGGCCGGAACTGGCGTTATGACCTCTTTAGAAGCATCCACAGAGGCCGGACTGGTTTACAGGGATGTACTCAGGGAAACAGGGAGTAAGAGCAGAGCCGAGGACGCGGCAACCACTACATTCTGGTTAAACGTGCCTTTGCTCGTGGTCACCAACAAACTTGGAATATTCGCAGAGGGCGGCAGCGTCATAAACCGCGCTATTCGTGGAGCAGTCCTTGAAGGCACTCAGGAGGCCGGACAAGAGGTTATTTCAGGCGTTGCCACAGGAGACACCCCCGCAGTTGGCGACCTTGTACGAGCTTTTGGCGTGGGCGCAATAGTTGGAGGCGGGGTATCAATTATCACAGCAGCCGCGCAGGATAAGGCCGAATCAGACCTTACTCCTCAGGACACCGACCTGATAGAAGGTTTCCAGCAGAGAATACAGGGCATAGCCGAGGAAGCGGAGGCGGTTCAGGTAGCCGAGGGCGAGGAGATAACCACTGAGGCATTCGAGCAATTAATAGCGTCAGAAGCCACAGAAGAAGAAATAGTGGGGCAAATTACCCCAACTGAGGAAGAAATACCCGACACTTTAGAGGGAATACCAGAAGAAACCGAAATATTGTCCAATTTGGGACAGGTCGAAGATGAGGCCGCGCTACCAGACCTTGAGAACCTTGGCAGGCGCGTTATAGCCGAGGGCGTGACAGACGAGCAGACATTCACCGAGCGCATGAAAACCAAGCTTGGCGATCTATGGGAGCGGTTCAAGGGATTCATGACAAGGGTTTTCAACAAGCTCAAAGAGGAGCGCGGGTCAATTGAGTTCGGGCCAGAGGAGGCAAGGCCGTTATTCCCTGACCTGAAACTTGACGAGAGCCTTAAACCCATCCTTGATATATCTCAGAGAATGGTTAATCTCAGGGCCTTAGTTGAGGCCGGAGGGCGTCAGATTGAGAGCATAGAAGAACTCCGAGGAGTAGACAAGGCCGTGATTCTCAATGTAATTGACAAGGTTCAGTCCGGAGAAGCCCTTACCAACACCCGCGAGAAAGAGGTTGTTACAGCCATTGCCGAGAGCATAGGCGGGGCTTTCTTTGCCCAAGTTCAGGCCACAAAAGGCGATTTCCTTGACGCCACCGAGAACCTTGCCGAGGGCGAACTTAACCAGATAATTAACCAGGGGATTTCTGACTTTATTGATACGGTTCAATTTCAAGAAATAGCAAAGCCCACGCGGGCCGAATTGCTCAAGGGAGAGATTAAAGAGCAGGGCGAGACCATTCAAGCCCTCACAAAAGAAGCAGAGCGCCTTAAAACCGTAGCACAAGAACGCAGTCAACAGGTATTCAGGCAGGAAGAAGTCACAGAGCAGGAGAGAGAGCGTGTAGACTTATTGGTCTCAGAGATAGGCGAACAGGTCAAACTTGCCCGTATAGCCAGACGAGAAGGCCGTCAGGAGGCCGTGGAACAGGCGAGAACGAAGATTAACGCGCTTAGAAGGCAACAGGCCCAGGCAAGGACTGTTACACGCATAGAGAGGGCCACAAGGCGCACGCTCACAGAGCTTGCAAGCGAGACCCTACCCGTGGCCCTGAGGGGTAAATTCCTGAAAGCTATTGCCAATTCCACAACTGCAACACAGTTCGGCAACGTAGCCGAGCGCATACAGGATGCCGCCAACGCTTTTGAGGAGGCTAAGAGGCTCAAGAAGAACCTTGGAAGCAAGCGGAGCAAGATAGCCTTTATAAGAAAAATTAATGAGATAAACCAGACCGTGATAAATGACATCAAATCTGAGCTTGATATTAAGAAGCCATTGAGCCAGATGAATGATAAAGAACTTGACGCGATAACCGAGAAATTGAAAGCTCGTGTGAGGTTTAAGAGGTCAAGGGGATTCAGGCCAGCCATTGAAAAGCGCGGTAGCAAGCGCACTGATATACCAGAAACGGTATATGAGATTAACCGGAATATCCAGCCAAGCAGGAAGTCTGCTTTTGTCAAGAAGGCCAAGGAGGTAGGCGAAAACGCGGTCAAGACCGTAGATAAATTGCTTGGCCCCATTTCTACCAGACTGGCTAATATCTCACCCACCCTCAGGCAGGCTCTTAGAAGGTTTGAGTTTGCTGTACTGACTCAGACCCAGAAGGATAACCGTGCAGTCCTTCCTTATCTGGAGAAGGTCGGGAAGCTCAGTAAAGATAATTACGCTGATCTGGACATGGCGTTAAAAAATGGTGACACCACTAAGATTCAGGAACTTACAGAGGAGCACGGGTTTACCGATGAATATGAAGCGGTTAAGGAAGTACTCGACAATATCTATGCCCGCGCCAATGAGGTTGGGTTTGATATTGGATACCTGGAGAATTACTTTCCAAGGATCATCAAAGACTCAGCCGGATTCCATGAGTTCATGTCAGATCGTGAGGACTGGAGTATTTTAGACGAAGCCATCAAGCGTAAGGAGTTTGCGCTTGGCAGGGCTTTGGTCGAGCAGGAGAAAGTAAACCTTATTAACAATATGATACGCGGCTACAGTGGCGGGAATATAACGCTCTCAGCCACGGGGAACATGAAAGACCGTATTATAGATTTCGTAACCCCTGAGATGAACGTATTTTACAGTGATTCAAACTCAGCACTTATCAATTATCTCGAATCCGTGAATGAAGCAATAGAAGCCCGCAAACTCTTTGGCAAGAGCAGGCCCACGGACTCAAAGGTGGATGAGTTTAACAATCTCGAAGATTCACTAGGTTTTTATATCCTTGACCTGATAAATGAAGGCACGTTAAAGCCCAGCCAGGAGAAGGAAGTGCGTACTATTTTAACCGCAAGATTCGAGCAAAAAGGCACAAGAGGGCTTGTTGGAATATATAAAAATTTGTCCTATTTAACGGTCATGGGTTCGGTGTTTAACGCCATCACCCAGATAGGAGACCTATCTTTTGCTATATATGCCGGAGGGTTACGCGATTCTCTCCCCGCAGCCGTTAAGTCAATTATTGGCAAATCTGTGATAAAAAAAGAAGACATTGGAATAGAGAGGATTGCCACAGAGGTTCAAGAGAAGTCAAAAATGGCTGCAATGGTTGATACGGTTTTTAGGCTCGTAGGACTCACTCAGATGGACAGAGTGGGCAAGGAAGCCCTTATCAACTCCGTGGTATCGAAGTACCAGAGACTTGCCCGTCAGGACGATGCAGGGCTCACCAGAGACCTCAAGGAGATATTCGGCAACGAGACCGAGGACGTATTGCAAGACCTGAGGGATGGCATAATCTCTGAGAACGTGAAATATCTCTCATTTAACGAATTACTCAACTTCCAGCCCGTGGCACTTTCCGAGGTTCCGGAGCAATATCTGAAAGCAGGGAACGGGCGCATATTCTACATGCTGAAAACATGGTCTATCAAAATGCTGGACGTTTACAGGAATGAAGTATATAACCAGATGAGTGATAACCCGACTCAGGCTATACGGAACTTTATAAGACTGTCCGCCCTCTTAATGGCTATGAATGCCACAGCAGACATTTTAAAGGATCTATTGCTTGGCAGGGAGATAGATTTTAATGATCTGGCAGTGGATAACGTAGCCAAGCTCATAGGGTTCAGCCGTTACACCGTCTTTCAGGTTCGCAGAGAAGGGCTTGGAAGCGCGATAGGTCAAATGATTCTCCCGCCCACAAAGCTTGTGGATGACATAACCAAGGACGTTATAAAGCTCTATGACGACTTCGAGGAAAACTTTGCAGTTGATAAGCTCAAAACCATTGAAAGCATACCTGTTATCGGCAAGCTGTATTACTGGTGGTTTGGTAGGGGTAGCGAGATAAAAGAGAGGCGCAGACGATGAAATACATCATACTCATAATACTATGCCTAACCCCCGCACTCGCCCAGGCAGAACCATTCACATGGGATAAGCTCAACACACAGTTACACATCCCGCTAACAATAGTGATGATTGCCGATATGCAGCAGACTTTGCAGATAGCGCGTGAGCCTGAGGCATATACAGAAACAAATAAAGTATTAGGAGAACACCCTACAGAGCGAGAGGTTTACTCATATTTCGCCGCATATTACGGGCTTACATCACTATTAATTTATGCACTTCCTGAAAAGTGGTCTCACATGTTTCAGGTGGGAATGATCGGGCATCAATCCAGCGTGGTAGCCAACAATCTAACTATCGGCCTAAGAATAGGCTTTTAAGGGGGAACTATGGAAAAATGCGACTTAGATGCTTGCTCTCTAAAAGAAGATATAGTGGAGATCAAGGATACTCTTAAAGAAGCCTCTGAGGCTGACATTGAAAGAGATAAGACACAGGCCGTATTTGTGCAGAAGATGGATGACTATATGGTACAGGGGAAAAAAGAACATGAGATACTCTTTCAGCGCACAAGGGAAATGGATGCTAAGCAAGATAATATGGAGCTTGACCTTGCCACACGCCCGACAAAGACGGATATGGAAAATATAAACACATCCATTGGTGTAGTAAAAGAATCAGCAGAAAGTAAATTAAGCCGAAAACAAATAGTAGCTTATATAACTGTCACAGGCTTAATAATTGGAATTGTTTTAAGCATAGGCAATTTCTTGATAAAGTTAGTTGAAATGGGAGGAGGCTGAAATGCCAATCAGGGACGAAGCACTTTTAGACGCAGTAGTTTACAAGAAGTGCCAGGAGTTCAAGGCCAGATGTGCCGATGCTGGCCTGAATGTCAAGATTATTGAGACTGATCGAAGTATAAGAGTGCAGGCAGCATATTACGCACAGGGCCGCAGACCGCTCTCAGAGGTTAATATTCTGAGGTCAATTGCAGGCCTATACCGCATCACCGACAAACAAAACAGGAAAATAACGTGGACGCTGGTAAGTATCCATTTCTTTGAATGCGCCTTTGATTTTGCTATACTAGACGAAGAAGGTAAGATAACGTGGAGCACCAAGGCCGATCTAAACGAGAATGACGAGCCTGATTATGCCGAGGCCGGACGCATAGCCAAGGAGGTAGGCTTTACATGGGGCGGGGATTTCAAGGCCGCAGACGGCACGCCACGCAGGGATATGACGCACTGCCAGTACACGGCAGGGCTTACACTGGACGAGTTAGCGGCTGGCAAGCGACCAGCAGACCTTATTAACGCTTAACAGGAGGATTATTGTGAACGAGGAAACAAAGGGCTTAATTCAGAGTAAAACAGTATGGGGTGTAATAGTCCAAGTGCTTGCTATGCTTGCAATGCATTTCGGCTATGACATTGGCGATCAGGGCATGGTTGTGAACGTAGCAATAGCGGTTATCGGAGCAGGCATGTCCGTATGGGGCCGTATAACTGCGGTCAAGAAGATAGGCTAACAATGAACGCACTGGCTATGGCCCCTTATGCTGTTATCGCCCTTGCGGTTATATTCTTCATTTACTGGATATACAGGCGCGGGAAGGCAGAGGGGGCCAGCCAGGAGAAAGTTAATACAAACAGAAAGGTGGACAAGGTTGCGAATAAATACATTAAACGTGCTTATGACGGTGTTATTGGTAGTCGCGCTTTCAGGGTGCTCAAGCCTGGGAAATGGAAGCCGCGTATCAAGCCCTGATTTTGAATATGAATGGTCAGAACCCTTCGAGGCCGTCATGCATGATGGCGAGATCAGGTGGGTTCAGTGTTTAACAGTAAATGACGCACGTAAGCTTGATTTAAATATTGAGTTTACGAATGCGGCCGAGGAGGCTAAAAGATGAGAAAGCTTATACTTGCATTAATAATCGTCATGCTCATGGCTACAATGTCATGGGCGGAGGGAACGGTTACCGTCAAGCGCGGAACCATAAACGATGGGATCGAAACGATAACCTTTTCATGGATAGCAAACGCCGCATCAGCCGCGACAGTACCGGCGACTTCCTCAGATGGAGAATGGCCCAAATATAAGGGCGGTTGCGTAGCACTTGTGGTCACGAACCCAGGCAGTCCGGCCCCAACAGACAATTATGATATTACTATCACAGACCCCTCAGGCGTGGACATTATGGGGGGAGAGCTTGCCAATAGAGACACTGCGAACTCAGAGCAAGTTGTCCCAAAGATCAATACGTCTTTCGGGTGCAGAATAACCGAAGGCCCGATAACACTGAATATCACCAATAACTCCGTCAATTCAGCAGAGGGCGTAGTTATCGTCTACATTATCAATTAAGGGGGAGATATGAGAATACTTATACTTATATTGGTTCTTCTTCTAAGCTCTCCAGTATGGGCGCTTAATGTGGGCGTGGGATTATATGGAACTGATACGCCTAAAGATGGGGTTATTCTCAACACCCCAAGCTTGGCGGGTGCGCTCGACGCAAACGACAATCCCATAATTGATGTCGGATACATCATGTTTAATACCACAGACGGCATACCCTGTGAAGAAGCCAAGACGTTCTGGAATGATACTGATGGCACTAACAATCTTGGCCTCAAGGGTGGCAATGTTTGTCTCCAGATAGGTCAGGAGATGGTTGTCCGGGGCAAGAACACTACAGGCGGCGAGATAGCCAATGGAACTGCTGTGAGAATAACGGGGGGAACGGGGAGCTTTCCTGAGTGGGGTCTTTCCAATGCAGCTGCTCCTGCCGCCGCAGGTTCTATCGGGCTCTCAACTGAAATTATTGATAATACTAATTTCGGTTATATCACCACATTTGGGCTTGTCAGGGAGCTTGATACTACCGGAACACCATATGGAGAATCGTGGAATATAGTTGATCGCCTTTGGGTCGGTAATGAGGATGGAGGACTTACCAATGTAAGGCCCACTGGCTCCGAGAGAAAGATATTTATGGGCGTTCCCCTGAGGATAAACGCAAACGAGGGCATCATAATGGTCAATCCCATCAATGTCTCGTACTTCAACGAACTCAGCGGCCCCCTACTCACAAGCGGATCCGTTGTATTCATCAATTCCACTGGTATGACGGTGGAAGACAATGCAAACTTCTTCTGGGATGACGTGAATAACAGGCTTGGGATAGGAAACGCCACACCCACCAAGACCTTGGATGTTGCCGGGGAGAGCCTTTTCAGGGATACTATTGGGCCTGCCTCGGCAATGAAATTCCATGACCATGACAACCCCTTAACGATAACGCTTGATGCTGGAGGGGCTTTTGTAAATATCACGGGCTTGACCAATGGGCCTGCTACAGCGGGGATGGCGCAGAATAGCTCAGATGGTTCTGTAACGGTGACATACGGAGGGTTTTACTTAGGCACGTCAGGCTTTAGTCTTCAAGACCCCGATGGTAACTCAGAGGAATATAACGGGGACTGGTCGGTAAACGGAGCAGAGCAGGAATGTGATTGGCA